AAAAGATGGGAAAAGAAGGCTGAAAATGCAGAAAAAGTAGAAACGCAATGCGACTCCGATGCGAACGCAATGCGAACGCAATGCGATGGCAATGCTATAAAGGAAAGTAAAGTAAAGGAAAGTAAAGTAAATAAAAAGAAAGTAAAAGATATATTTATACCTCCTCTTATTGAAGATGTTTTAAATTACTTTGATGAAAATGGTTATTCAAGAGAAGTAGCAAATAAGGCATATCATTATTACAATAATCTTGGTTGGAAAAATAGCAAAGGTAATCAGGTAGTCAATTGGAAAAATACAATGCTAAATAACTGGTTTAAAGATGAGAATAAAAAGAAAATACAAGCACCTATCATACCAACATTTTACTACTAATGGACTTTATAAAACAATATAGTGATGTACAAAGCGAATTAGATTCGTTATACGACACAGGATTAATCAAAGGAGAAACAATAGGCTTTAGAGATGTCGATAAGCTAATTTCATTTAAAAAGGGTGCAACTTCTTACATTTACGGAACTCCTGCATCAGGTAAATCTGAATTTTGGTGGGAATGTCTTATTAACTTATCAAAAAACAAAGGTTGGAAGCATTTAATATTTTCTCCTGAAACGGGAACTCCAGCAGAGATATTTGCAGAGATAATACATAAATGGGTTGGTAAACCTTTCTTTGATTTAGATGGTAACAAGATAGCAAGATTAACCAAACAAGAAATGTACAGGTACGGATTAGAAGTTAGCCAATATTTTTACATTATGGATTTAGGAGTAAAAGATATAACTTTAGATGACTTTCACGATGCGGTTGAGAAATACGGAGTTAAATTTGATACTGTTACTACCGACCCTTTTAACGAAGTCAAGCACGAATTACAAGGCGAGCAAAGAGATATGTATATGGCAAGAGTATTAGGTAAAATCAGAATGTATGCAAGAGAATACAATTACCACCATACAATCATTATGCACATAGCAAGAGAAGCTGGAGTTAAGGTAGTAGATGAACAAACAGGAATTAAATACTATCCACCTGCTGACCCTCGATACATTGATGGTGGAGAAACATCGTTTAGGAAGGGAGAGCAAATGATTTGTGTTTGGAGACCACCTTTTGGAGTTTCTAAAGATGGAAACCCTTATCAGGGCAATGAAGTAAAGATTATTGTACAAAAGACAAAGCCAAAAGGAGTAGGAGAAGTAGGAGAGGCTACTTTGTTCTTTGATAGATGGAAAAACCGGTATTATGAAGAAATAAACGGAATTAAGAGTTATGCAGGAAATTATGTTACATTTGAAGAACCAAAAATATTACCATTTTAACTATGAAAATTGAACTAAAATCATCTATTATTAACGATAAATATACAGAGTATGTTTATGAAGCATTTGATATACAAAACAAAGAAGAAACAAGTGTAACTATTCCTATGAATTTAGCAGAGGCTAAAAACTTTGATTGGAATATAGGAGTTATTTTAGGAGGAAGTGGAAGCGGAAAAACTACTATCTTAAAAAATATAGGAGATATTAAAAAAGTAACATTTGATTATAATAAACCATTAATAAGCAATTTTGATTGGTTAGAGCCAAAAGAAGCTACTATGGTATTAACATCTATGGGTTTATCTTCAGTACCAACTTGGTTAAGACCATTTCATACTTTAAGCAATGGAGAGCAATATAGAGCAACTTTAGCTTATTTAGTATCTTCTGCAAAAGAAGGAGAAATAATTTTAGTTGATGAATATACATCAGTTGTAGATAGAGATGTAGCTAAAGCTATGAGTTTTGCATTACAAAAGTATATTAGGAGAGAAAACAAAAGAATTATTTTTGCATCTTGTCATTATGATATTTTAGAATGGTTAATGCCTGATTGGATTTGTTCACCACAAAAAGGAGGCGCACTCGAAAGGTGTGATTATCTTCGGCAAGGTAGACCAAAAATTGAACTACAAGTTAGTAGGGTCGAGCTTAAAACTTGGGACTTCTTCAAAAAGCATCATTATATGAGCGAAAGTGTTAATAAAGCCTTTAAATTTATATTATTTGAGTGGAATTCTAAACCAATTGCTATTGCAGTTATTGGATTACAAATTGGTAGAGGAGTCGGAAATGCTTTCAGAGATAGTAGAATTGTAGTTTTACCTGATTATCAAGGATTAGGTTTAGGCACAAGCATAAGTAATTTTATAGGAGGTATTTCTAAAGATTATGGGTATAGATATTTTACTAAAACAATTCATCCAGCATTAGGGGAATATAGAAATAAAAATTTGCACATTTGGAAGCCTACTAATTATAATGGTAAGATAAGAAATGATAATGTATCTAAAACAAATAAATGGGATACTTTATTTTTAAGAAAATCTTATTGCCACGAATATATTGGGGAAGCTGTAAAAGGATATTCAGATTTATTAGCACCAATTAATGAAATGAGAGAAAAAACCAAAAAACAATATAATTTATTTTAACTATGAACATACAAGAATTTGCTAAATATTCAGAAGCCAGGCTTTTTAGTTTAGAATTATTTGAACAATTACCAATTCATAAGCTATCTTCGCAGTATTATGTGGATGCTTTAAGAGAAATCATAAGCCTAATTAATCCAGCGCAAGACAAGAAATTTATATTATCAGATGAGAAAGTTACCCGAGTTAAGTGATACATTAAAAGCCGTTTTAGAGGCTGACCTTGATAAAAGGATTCCAAAGACTGATTTTAGGCAATCAACTCTATACAAGATAGCAGATTTACTCTGTGTTATGCAAATAAAGCTATTAGAGGCAAACAAAACTAAATTAGGTACAAAGACCTACCAAGATAATTTAACTGCCTTAGAAACGCTTAATTTGGCTTTTACGATATTGACTGATTTGCAAGGCGAGAATTTGCTTTTACGAAATGAGTTACTAACTTTGAGGCACGAAGCGGAGATAATTATATCTGAATTGACTGAAAGAGTTAAAACGCTTGAAATGATAGATGAAATTTAAATTAAACAAATTATAAACTTAAACAACAAACAAAATGACACCAAAAGAAAAAGCACAAGAGTTAGTAGACAAATATAGAACTACTATAAGAAAGGCAGATGTATATAATAATTTGGCTTCTGAAGATGAAATTTATTTAGCTAAAGAATGTGCATTAATAGCAGTAGATGAAATATTAGATGATGATATGTATGATATGAGTCAAGAACTTTTTGAAAATAGAATTAATTATTGGGAAGAAGTTAAACAAGAAATAGAAAACCTTTAAACAACAAACAAAATGGAAAAAACAGCAGTAGAATGGTTAGAAGATGAAGTATATAAAATAATAAATGAATATGAACCATTTGCTTGTAGTTATTATTTAGAAAAGGCATTTGAAAAAGCTAAAGCAATGGAGAAGCAACAGATTGAAAATGCTTTTGATGAAGGTCAAGAATATGAATATCAATATCATATCAATTCAGCACCTAAATTTGATTCTGAAACATACTACAACGAAACATTTGGAAAATAAACCTTTAAACAACAAACAAAATGGAAACAAAAACAAAAATGACAGCCGTTGAATGGTTGGAAGAACAGACAAGAAAATCTGAATGGCATTCATTAAAACGACAAGATATATTCCAACAAGCCAAAGAAATAGAGAAGGAGCGGATGAAAGATGCTTGGGATGATGGTTTATTTGGTAAAACAGATAATTTTCAACAATACTACAACGAAACATTTGGAAAATAATTTCCAATTTTAGCGTTATGGTGGAAAAAATAGGCGCAATAGTGGAATAAACGAAATGGTATAGGCGCAATAACTTCCATTTTTAATAGAACGCAAAATAGTCAAGTGTTGGCAGTCTTATCTATCGGGGTTCGAATCCCACTAGAAACGGTGATAGAACGGATACAGGTTCGAGTCCTGTCTTGACTACAAGTAAAAAAGATGTATAGGTGCAATCAATAAGATTTAACACCTGCAAATATTTACAAAGAATGTAATGTCTTGTTTTTTAACGAATTAACTGGACAAACATTTAACAAGCACCAAAAAAACAATTAACAAATGGTGGAAAAAGTGTTCATTAAAATTGAGTGTTCAAGAATCGTGAACATCTTTGTAGCTCAAAAGTGAGCCGTATAATGACAAATAATGAGCTTAAAAAATAAAATATGAGTATAATCTTTGTAATATTAGCAGCCTTTTGTAACGCTTTGATGGATGTCTTATCTACCAGGTACGATATATCAGTTTTTAGGAACTCAAAGTATGATAAGTTTTTAGATTGGCGCATTAGTTGGAAAAACAAATGGAAGAATGGGAGTATCTTAAACGGAGAACGATTCTTTTTATCTTCTACTTGGTTAGTCTTTTTAACGGATGGGTGGCATTTATTTAAAGCCTTAATGTTACTTTTTATTTCTTTAGCAATAGTTACTTACAAACCTATTTTTGGTTACTTTGATATAATCTTATTCTCTATTATTTGGGGGATAGTCTTTGAATTGTTTTACACTAAAATACTTTTAAAATGACACCAAAAGAAAAAGCAGAAGATTTAATAAAAAAAATGTATGAAGTACATTCTAAATCAGCAAGTGATATTACTTTATATTTTGCAAAACAATGTGCATTAATAGCAGTAGATGAAATGTTACAATTATGTGATATACCTTATTTAATAAATTATTATGAAGAAGTTAAACAAGAAATTGAGAAGCTATGAGTACAACCATACTAAAAAAGAAATTAGATACAATCTTCTCTATTTACATAAGACTAAAATACGCTGATGAGAATTTAGATGTTAAATGTTTTACTTGTGATAGAGTTTATCCTTATAAAAAGATGCAGAACGCTCACTTTTGGGGAAGAACACATTTATCTACGAGATGGGATGAAGAAAATTGTTATCCTGGTTGCTATGGTTGTAATGTGGCTAAAAATGGTAATTATATTGAATACACTTTGAGACTTCAAAAGTATTTAGGAGATGAAGCATTTGAGGCATTAGAAAAAAGAAAGAATCAAACATTTAAGCCTACAAAAGATTGGTATTTAGAGAAAATTGATGAATATACAAACAAAGTAGCTAACTTATGATAGATAAAATCAAAGCCGAGATAATCAAGGCAAACAACACTAACGATATTGAAAGCCTAATTAACTCTAATCTAAAACTTGCTGGATATTTATTCTTATTAAACGAAATGGAAGCGGAAATTCATAAAGGTTACATAGATGCTTACACAACAAGAAAAATAGAAGAAGCCAGGTTATTTGTAGAAGGAGAAGGAACGCAAGGCAATAAAGAAAAACAAGCTATTATAATGAGTGAGCCTTATAGAGTAATTGAGGGTAAACTTGAAGCACGATTAGCAGAGGTTAAGAACATTAGGTTTTCAACCAATTCTTTTATTGATGTGCTTACCCAAAAGATTAGCTACTTACGCAAGGAATACGAACTTTCTAAAAATGTAATAAAATAGCTACCTTTGTTGTAAATAACAAAAGAAAACAAATGTTTGAAAAAGGCAAAAGCGGAAATCCGAATGGCAGACCACAAGGTGCAGTAAGCCAAAAAAGACTATTAATAGACAACTTTGTCAATATAATTATTGAAGAAGGCACAGAGCGATTTAACCAAGAACTTAACTCATTGGAGGGCAAAGACTTTGTGCAATCATATTTAACCTTACTTGAATACGCAAGGCCTAAACTTGCAAGAACAACTTTAGAAGGGGATGCAAACAATCCTATCCAAGCCAAAATAATATTTGAAGAAATAAAAACCTATGCACCTATCACTGAAGCAAACTCAGGCAATTGATTTATTAGAAAATAATAAAACTAAAGAGATTATCTATGGTGGTGGTGCTGGAGGTGGGAAAACTGCTTTAGGCGTTTATTGGATTATAAAATCTTGTTTGAAATATCCAGGTAGTAGATGGTTAATAGGTAGAGCGGTACTTAAAACACTAAAGGAAACTACTTTAAATTCTTTTTACGATGTATGCAGGATGCAAGGATTAAAAGCAGGAACGCATTATCAGTATAACGCTCAATCCAATATTATTACCTTTAATAATAGTTCAACAATACTACTAAAAGATTTATTTCAATACCCTTCAGATATTAATTTTGACGAATTGGGCAGCTTAGAAATTTCAGGCGCATTTATAGAGGAGTGCAACCAGGTAACTGAAAAGGCTTGGAATATTGTTAAGTCTCGTATTCGTTATAAACTTGATGAATTTGGTTTTATCCCTAAAATACTTGGTACTTGCAACCCTGCTAAGGGATATGTTTACAATAATTTCTATAAACCACATAAAGAGGGTAAATTAGAAGATGACAAAGCATTTATTCAAGCGTTAGCAACCGACAACCATTTTATTTCTCCTCACTATATTGAATCATTAAAAACATTAGATAAAAAAAGCAAGGAGCGTTTACTCTATGGGAACTGGGAATACGATGACAACGATAACGCTTTAATTGAATACGATAAAATAGTAGATTTATTTACTAATGAACATCTCCCAAGTGGTAAAGGTTACATTTCAGCCGATATTGCTCGTTTTGGTAAGGATAAGACAATTATAATGGTTTGGTCAGGCTTCAGAGTTATTGAGATACATAAGTTAGCTAACAAGGCAACCAATGAAGTAGCAGCTTACATTAAACACCTGGCAAAGAAACATTCAATCCCTTATTCTCAAATTATTTGTGATGAAGATGGTGTCGGAGGCGGTGTAGTCGATTATGGCTTTAAAGGATTCGTAAACAATAGCAAAGCATTAACAGGGAACTACATTAACTTAAAGTCTGAGTGCTATTACAAGTTAGCTGAACTAATAAACCAAGCAGGTGTTTGGGTAATGAGCGAAGATGTAACAATAAGAAAGGAATTAACTGAAGAACTTGAATGGGTGCAAAGGCATAATGCTGATAAGGATGGTAAACTTGCGGTGCTACCAAAAGACAAAGTCAAAGAACATTTAGGTAGGTCTCCCGATATTTCCGATGCGCTAATGATGCGGATGTGGTTTGAACTTAAGAAGTTTGAGTTCGTAGTTATATAAAATTATCGTAAATTTGTAAAAATAATTGCTTATGAATCTCTTACAAAGAATTAAAGCTGCTATAATCCCATCTCAGGGCGATGCAGGTAACAAATACTTTCAATCTTTATTTTCATATTTCAACGGAGATATGATGTATAACATTCCTGATAATCCAAGAGCCTATGTTGCTGAAGGTTATCAGAACAATCCCGATGTGTATGCGGTAGTTAATATGATTGCAAAGAAAGCTGCTTCTGTGCCGTTTTATGTGTATGTGGTTAATAACAAAAAGAGTTTTAATAGAACTAAGAACAATAAATTCAATTTACTTAAGAAAGGCTTAGAAGAAGTAGAAGGAACGGAATTAAACGCTATCCTTTCAAGACCAAATGAGATGCAAGGTCAGCAGGAGTTTATCGAATCAATGGTTTCTTTTTTAGAAATTACTGGTAACGCTTATGCTTATAAGTTTACACCTGAAGTAGGTCGTAACAAAGGAGTGCCAACAAAGATGTATCCAATGCCTTCTCAATATACTCAGATTATAGGAAATGGTACATTTAGACCAATTGGTGGTTATAAGTTACAAATCGGAGACCAGGCAATTCAATTTAACGATTACGAGGTAGCGCATATTAAATTCTTTAACCCTAAGTTTGATATATCAGGAACGGAATTATACGGTCAGTCTCCTTTAAAAGCTGCTTCATTAACGGTGGCAAGTTCTAACGAAGGTACTAAGGCTAAAGCGAAAGCATTTGCTAATGGGGGTGTTGCTGGTTTATTATTCTCAGGAGATAAAGAGGCAATGCTTGATGGCGAACAAATAAGCAAGATTAACCAACAGATTGATACAAAATTAATGGGTGCTGATAATTACAAGAGAATTGTAGCTACTAACGGCATTATTGATTACAAGCAAATCGGAATGAGTCCAGCAGACTTAGAAATCATTAAATCAATTGGAGCGGATAGAGATACTATTTGCAGAGTGTTTGGTGTTGACCCTATCTTATTTGCTACGGATTCAAGTTCTTATAATAACAAAGAGTTAGCTTACAAAGGTTTAGTTACTAATACGGTTATTCCTATTTTGAACTTAATTAGAGATATGTTTAACTATCATTTGGCTTCTTACTACTCTTTAAGAGATGGTGTTGAATACTATATTGACTACGATGCTCAAGCGTTCCCTGAGATGCAAAAGGATATGGAGAAAATAGTTGCTCAGATGAAAGAGGCTTGGTGGATTACTCCTAACGAAAAAAGAGATGCAATGAATTACGATAGATTAGACCAAGAGGATATGGACAGAGTTTTAGTTCCTACCAACTTAACTTATCTTGATGAATTAGGAATGGCAGATAAAGCGTTATAATGAGCCAAGAGGAATTTGACACAAAACTACAAAAGTACTTAGAGATATACGGATATCGTTTATTCTCAAAGGCTTTGAAACAATCTATTCAGCCAATATTAGATGCTTTAAGGGAATCTGAATCGGTTGCATTTAGCTATCAGCTATCAGGTATGTTATACACAGAAGCACCTATTGCAGAGGCTATGCAAGTATTTTATAGCAAGGCTTGGAGTAAGCAATTAAGAGGTTTTGTTACATACTTAAAAGATACATTACCAGCAAAAGCAACAATCGGTGTAGGGTTTGAGAATCCTATAATGGATGCAGCTTTAAAAGAATACTTTGCTACCATAGGAGGTCAGCATATTAGAGATATTAACGCAACAAGCCAAAAGAAAATACAAAAGGCTTTTACTGATGCTTTAGAAAATAACGAAGGTTTTAGAGGTGCAGAGCGTAGGTTGATGAAAGAGGTTGATATGTCTAAAACAAGAGCAAGGATGATTGCACGAACTGAATCTTTAATGGTTACGAATGCTTGTAAATATACTCAGGCTGAATTACTACCTATTGAAATGGAAAAGACTTGGAGGCACGACCATCCTAAATTACCAAGAGACTGGCATGTAGAATTAAATGGTAAAACAATTGATTTAAACGAAAACTTTAATGCTGATGGCTCACTAATGAAACATCCAGGAGACCCTAATGGTGGCGCACATAATAACATCAATTGCAAATGCACAATGCTTACAAAAGCTAAATTAGATAAGGAAAATAATATCATATATAAATAATTGCTAAAAAAGTTAGTATCTTTGTACTACATAGTTTGGTGTTTGGTTTTAGGGTGGGTAGGTAACTACTCACTCTTTTTTAAACACTCTAAAATAATCGCTTATGAAGAATATAAGTTTCAAAAATTACGATGCAACTATTCAAGACTTAGATGTCGCAACAGGAATAGTAACAGGTTACTTCTCTAAATTCAATAATATTGACTTAGACGGAGATGTTATAATGCCAGGTGCATTTACTAAGACTATCGCTGAGAGAGGCCCTGATTCATCAAAGCCTGAGATTGCTTACTTGTGGCAGCACGATACCTGCAAACCTTTAGGTAAGCTAATGGTATTAAGAGAAGATAACTTCGGTTTATACTTTGAGGCTAAAATGAGCGATACTACTTATGGGCAAGATGCTTTGAAACTTTATAGAGATGGCGTAATTACTCAGCATTCTATTGGTTACCAAGTAATCAAATCAATTGAAACACAAACAGAAGGCGAAGAAGTAGAGCAAATCTTTGAGGTTAAACTTTGGGAAGGAAGTGCAGTAACTTTTGGGGCTAACCCTAATACACCTTTTACAGGCTTTAAGTCGGGAGAAGAAAGAGAAGACAGAATTAAGACATTAGTAAAAGCTATTAAGAATGGTAGTTATACTGATGAAACATTTGGTCTTATAGAATTTGAATTATTAAAACTTGTTTCACTTGCGAAAACTGAAGAGCCGAGTAAAATCACTACACCAGTACAAGAGCCGAAAGAGGACAATAAGATAAACGAAATAAAACAATTTAGACAACTTTTAAATCTTTAAAAAAATGGAAGAAATTAAAAACTTAGCAAATGACATCAACGCAAAGTTCGATGCAAATGCAAACGCTTTAGTTAGCGTAAAAA